CACAGACGGTGCCACACTAGGACATCCTGTCCCCGTTACATTTGGCAGCGTTAGAGATGCCAAGAAGGGTCACTTTCGCGACACCTGGCAGCGTGGTGGCAGCGTGACTGATTTGAACGGCCGAGGGACACGGTGCCATGTCACGGTGCCACGTCTGGCGGGGACCCCGGTTTTTGACCCCTTCAACGCTGCCATTTGTTCATGGGACATGGGATAGGGATATGGCAGCACCGCAACCCCATCCGCACGAGTTCCCGCGGGCCGTGGTGGCCGGTGAGATCCCCAGCAACGACCGAATCCGGGCGGCTTGCGAGCGTCATCTCCACGACCTGGACCGGGAGGATTTGTACTTCGACGAGGAGGAATGGTCCGCGTACTCGGAGCTGGTTAGCCAGCTCGAGATAACTGGCGGGCATGAGCTAACCGGCCAAAACATCCAGCTCCTGCCCTGGCAGTCGTGGGTGGTCGGGTCCATGCTCTGCTGGCGCCGGCGCGAAGACAGCGGTCGACGATTCCGCGCGGCTTTCGTGGAGGTCTCGAGGGGGGCGGGAAAGACGACTTTGATGTCCACGTTGATGCTCCACGTTGCCAGATATAACAAGTCGGCGGACTGCATCATGCTCGCCAATACGATCCAGCAAGCGCGCCAGGCCTATCGGGCCGCGTCCGACTTCGCTCGGAATACGTGGGGGGACCACAAGGACAAGGAAAACGGGGAGGACGCTCTCTGGGAGACGACCGAGCGGGAGCTACGGTGCCGCGAGTCTGGGGGTCGAATCCGAACATACGCCGCGAAGAACTCGAGTCTTGACGGCCTGGCCGGGCTTGCCTACCTGGTCGACGAGTCCTCGGAACAGACGACCGACTGGATGGGGAAGATCTTCAGCGCTCTACCGAAGCTCCGGGACGCTTTCATGATCTCGATAACGACCCCGGGACCGCTATCTCTGGGGCGAGATTCACCGTACTACCTAAGACGCCAGACCGCGGTGGAGGCTCTGAAACCGGAGAACTGGGACGAGCTGGACACGTTCTCGGCTCTATTCGGCTTGGATGACGATGACGACATCCTTGACGAGGACCGTTGGATCGTCGCTCAACCGAGTCTTGGACACGTGATCCCGGTCTCCAGCTACCGGCGGATGCTCCGGGAGTACCAAGCCCAGGGGAAGCTAGGGGACTGGGAGCGGTTCCAGCTCTGTCGATTCAGTACCAAGAACCTGACCTGGATCGACTCCCGGCTCTGGGAAGAGAACCAGGCCGACGTCCCGGAGTTCCCACCGAGACATACAAAGGTCTATGCAAGCATCGACTTTTCGAAGTCCTTCGACATCTCCAGCCTTGCGTACGGATGGTGGGAGGGTGACAAGTTCCGGGTCCGCTGGCGGCATTGGGTCATCCGACGCGAGCAAGACGAGATCCAGCGGGACTATCAGCGGCATCTAGACCACTGGGAGACCCTGGAGCACGTCGAGGTTTGCGAGCATTCTGTCCAGTACGAGCGAATCCGCATGGCGCTCCAGGAGCTGAAACGGTCCTGCGACCTTCAAAAAGTGGGTTATGACGCTCTGGGGGGGATGAAATTGAACGTTCAAGACTGGGAACAAGAGCTGAATATGGAGCCGTTCCCGCAGACGATCGTCTCGATGGGGCCGAGTACCTATCTCCTGGAGAGCTTTATTAGGAATCGGAATCTCGAGATGCAGGCTTGCCCAGTTACTAACTATGCACTAAGCTGCGTCCAGATCGAGGAAAACGTGAACGGGGATCGGCGAGTTAGTAAGGCTCGCAGCTCCGGAATCGTGGACCCGATCGTCAGTCTTGTGATGGTGATGGGCATTCTGATCAAGATGAACGCGGAACGACCTGGAGCCTATGGGGACTCCACCGACCTAGCGTTCTGATTCCTGGCGGGGTTTCTTGGATTTAAGACGGCTATTTAGATGGCCGAGAGTTAGTTCCAGCGGTGGCGCCGGCGCTGATGGTGTTTGGTGGCCGACCTATCCGAATAGCAACACCGACCAGGTAGGGGCTTTCGCGAACTATCCCCCACGAGCCCTACGGCTTCCGGCGGTCAAGCGAGCCGTCACCGCGATATCCGGTGACCTGGCCCGGATCCCGGTCAAGGCCTACGGCTACCAGGGTGACGAGTGGGTCGACCTGGGACGAACGATCGAGACGAAGCGGCTCAATGAGAGCGCCTCATCTTTCCACACCGCTACAGAGTTCAAGAGATGGGCGTTCTCTCAATCGCTCCTCTGGGGTAACTCGTTCGCGCTGATCTCGAGATCCGGGACGCAGCTTGATCAGTTCATCCCATTGAACAACGCGGACGTACAGCTCAACCGCAAGTCGGACGGTACCTGGTACTACACGACCGCGGAATATGGGGACGTCGCGGTTGCGGACATGCTGCACTTCAGGATGCCGGCGCACGTCAAGCAACTCTGGGGAGACTCTCCAATTGTTGACGCGGCGCGGACGCTTGCTCTCTCCGCGGAGCTGGAGACGGCTGGTCTCGAGGCCTACAAGATGCCTGGAATGTCCAAGTGCGCCCTGGTCACGGAGGAAGCGATTGGCGCAGACGGCGTTCGTGCTATCCAGGAAAGCTGGAAGAACTCCCATTCCGGACCGGAGGGGATGCTTCGTCCGATCGTCGCTCAGAACGGCGCAAGCGTCCAGGCCATCGGAAAGTCGTTCGTCGACCAGGAATGGATCTCGGGACGCAAGCAAGCAATTGAAGACGTCGCGCGGGTGTACGGGATTCCTCCGTATGTCCTCTTCAGCGAGTCCGGATCGAGCTTCAGCTCTGAACAATCCCGGATGTATGCGGACAGTCTCGCGAGCTATACCGACGCTTGGGGCGCTGAACTCGCGATGAAGCTCTACCCCGACCAGGACGTCAAAGTCTGCTTCGACACGACCGCGCTCATGAGGGGCTCGTTCAACGAAGCGATGAGCGCGTACAAGGAAGCGGTCCAGCTAGGGGTTATGACTCCAAACGAAGTCCGACGCGAGCTGGGACTCGCAGACGTACCGGGCGGGGATGAGATGTACGTCGGTCCGAACATGATGCAAGGGGGCAACGATGCCAGTGGAACACCGGATCAGAGCGAAGAGTCGAGCGAACCAGACGAGCTCGAAGAATGAGATCCGCGGCATAGCGGTCCCCTACAACGAAGCTAGCAGCCCGCTCCCTGGTGCTGGCCGCGAGTTCCGCGAGATCATGAAGCCGGGCGCGCTGTCGACCAGCGGGGACACGGTTCTGATTCTCCAGCACGACCAGAGCGGGATTCCCCTGGCTCGAGTTAGCGCGGGAACGCTCTCATTCCGGTCGACCGACGCGGGTCTCGAGTTCACCGCGACACTTCCGGAGAGTCGGAAAGAACTTCACGAAGCACTAGAGCGCGGTGATATGGACGGGTCCGTATCGGTCGGCATGTACGTCGACGAGGACGAATGGACTCACGGTAAGGAGACATCAATCCGAAAGGTGACATCGGGTCGCCTGGTTGAACTGTCTCTTGTTTCCCCAGCGGGTGCCTATGCGTCCGCAAAAGTGGAGGTAGGCCCCAATGGCTGACCTTGTTTCAATGCGAGCCGAGGCAGCAGAGGCCCGGCAGAAGATCGACACCATTCTCGGTATCGACGGTGAACTCAGTTCCGAGCAGTCCGAAGAACTCAGCAACCTCGACACCGAACTCCGTTCGATTGATACCAAGATCAAGCAAGCCGAGATCCGCGCATCTGCGAAGGAAGCGATGGACACTCCGAGCTTCGGGTTCAAGGGTGTTGAAACCGTGAAAGTGAATGAACCCAAGCTGGACGCGCGCCAGCAGTTTGTTAAGAACCTCAATATTGCGGTTCGCAACGGCGGACTCCAGGAAAGGTTTCTTGACTTTGCCAGCACCGAAACCGGGAACACAAACAACGCGGCAGCGCTGTTCCCGGTCGATCTTCAGAACGAGATGGTCCGGATGATGGGGGACCTCTCCGCGGTCCGTCAGGCTTGCCAGGTTCGCTCTTATGCCACCGATGTCGAGATTCCCCTGGTGAGTGCCGTCGCAAACGTGACCGCGTACCAGGGAGAAGGGGAACCGGCCGAAGAGCTCGATCCCGATTTCAGCAAGGCCAGGATTCGTTCCTTTTCTTCGCGGGTTCGGACTCGAATCACTCAGGAAGTTCTTCAGGATTCACGAGGCGGGGCGGTTGCTGAAGTTGTCCGGCAGCAGGCTGAAGCTCAGACGCGATGGTTTGAATCGCGGATGATGACCAATACGGCCGCACAATCGTCCAGCGATGTTGATGGACTTTTGGCTACTAACTTCTCCGCTCTTCCGAGTTCTCCAGCGGATCATATCGCTGGCAACAGCTCGACCAGCGGCTCGACTACTTGTGACGCCGTGACCTATGAAGACTTGGTAGATACAGCCTTCGGAATGAAAGCCGCATACTGGAGCCTGCCGAAGAACTGGATTCTTTCACCGTCGATGTACACGGCATGTATGAAGATCCTAGACACCAACGGTCGGCCGATCTTGCAGCCCGCGTTGACGTCGGACGCGAAGCAATCTCCAGCATTTGGAACGCTGCTCGGATATCCGGTCTTCGTTTCTGACGCTATGACCGAAGCAACCGAGGCCGGA